TGAATGAAGACTCAAGTCTTTCACCTCTGTCTATCAAATAAACTTGAGCCCATAAATCCTGTAAACTATTTGGGCTAGGTGTTCCTGTTAATCCTATAAATCTATTAATGAGTGGTAATTTCTTTTTAATAGATTTAAACCTTTGACTCTTAGGACTTTTAAATGTAGACAGTTCATCAATCACAACCATGTCAAATGGCCATTCTTTTTTATATTGATCACATAACCATTTAGTATTTTCTTTATTGGTTACATAGATATCAGCCTCTGTGTTTAATGCATCATTTCTTTCTTTAGGTGTTCCTAAGACTAACGACACTTTCAGATGATTTAAATGGTTCCACTTATCAACTTCATCAACCCATGTATCTTTAGCAACTTGTTTAGGTGCTATGACTAACATTTTTTTAGTGTCTAACAACTGCAAATCACTAAATGCTGTAAGTGTTGATACTGTTTTCCCTAGCCCCATATCTAAAAACAGACCGTATTTCTCATTATCTATCACTTTATCTATTGCATACTTTTGATAGCTATGTGGTTTGAAGTCAATCGCCAAATGTTCCACCTACCATTCTTATAAAAGTGTTTACTTGTTCTTTATTCCATAACACATATACTGTATGATCTCTGTTTTCAAATTGTCTATGCACATATTTTTGTAAAGGATGCAACTTTCCCTTTTCTTGCTTCATTTCTACAAAAAATGTTTTTCCTTCTGGCATAATAATAATTCTATCTGGTACACCCCTTGTTCCAGGTGCAACCCATTTTAAACATAAACCGTTTAGCTTTGTTATCTCTTTCACTAAATATTTTTCTAATGTCGACTCTTTCATATATTCACCTTGTATACAAAATTTATATTTGTGTTCCGATGTTGCATCAATTCTTGCCAAACTTTTAAAAATAGCTGTTAGAGGGTTACCCCTATACCCCTTTACTCCCTAACACTACTTTTTAAACTTTATAGTGAATTTGATGCAACATTGGAAACAAACAGGGTTGAACCTTACAGCGAGAAGGGAAAGAGGTGTTGTATCATTTGTTGCATCAATGTTGCATCACTAAAAATGATGCAACACCTACGATTACTTTTTACACTCACGTGTTGCATCACTCAAAAAATGATGCAACATCTGATACAACACTCTAAAATGTATATTTATTCAACATTTCTTATATTAAATCTTCTAAACTTTCATCTCTTACATAAGCTATCTGTACACCATAATCTTTTCCAAATCGAATTTTCCCACTTTTATTGCCATCATATACAGACCAATTGTCTAATTGTCTTAAGATGTTTGAAATCTTTCTAATTTCCATAGATCCTCTACTATCTCCCTTATCCTTACCAAAACATTCAACAAACACTTCAAGCGCACAGACCTTATTTCTTTCAACGTAATCTACATTTCCTGTTGGTAACATATCAACATCACCTTGATAAAATCGTCTTCTTTCAAAGATACTCAAGTCTTCCCAATTGCTTGGGATTGGCGTGTTAAGATATTCATCAATAATACCTGTATATGGAGATTCCTCAGTATGTTTACTTTGGATTGAACGCATTTCTTCTTCTAGTTCAGGGTTAAGGAACAACTCTTCTCCTTGTTCATAATAGTGTTTAGCTTCTGCCCAAATTTGGTCAATCTCATCTTTGGTTAGTTTAGACCAGTTCACTTCAACTCTCTCTGGATTTACAGTCATTGGCCAAAAACGTCTTCCACCAGTTTCATCTCTTAAGAAATCAACTTTATTAGTTGTACCAATGAAAATACATTGCCTTGGAAAATCTTCAATATAATGCCCATAAGCAACACGAAATCGGTCAACTTGTTTAGATATGAAATGCTTAATAGCTTCAACTTCAGCTTTTCTTGTAGCTGCAAGTTCTGCCATTTCCATTAGCCAAACGCCTTGTAATGCCTCATAAGCTTCTTTACCTGTAACAGAAACTAAACTGTCAGAAAACCATGCACCACCTAATTTTTTTAGCAAAGCAGATTTACCTACACCTTGAGGACCGAAAAGAGTTAGCATGTAGTCAAATTTACATCCAGGCTCCATTACTCTAGCGATTCCAGCAGTCAATGCTTTTTTGGTAGTTGTTCTATTCACTTCAGTGTCTTCAACACCTAAGTATTTGATAAATAACTTTTCAAGGCGTTTATGTCCATCCCACGATATTTTATTTAGATAATCCCTTACTGGATGATAAGCATTTTGCATTGCTACGCTTATAATGGCATCTTTTGTTTTACCTGAATGGTGTATGTCATAAATCTTTTCGATATAACTTCTTAAACTGCTATCATCACCGTCTTGCCATTGACGTGTCTTAAAATTAGTATTCCATGGCACTTTCCCTAAACATTCAATTTGTTTCGTAAATTCGTTAAAGGCTATTTTTCCTTTTAAATTTGGATCATTACGCAATATAATTTCTATATTTGGGATACTAGCTTTGAAAGTACCTTTCGAAGTAATTTCTAACGTCTCAGACCATGCATCATCGCTATTTTCTATTTCATCGAAATCCTGCATTGCATCAGACATTTTGTCATTAATTAATTGCTTTTTAACAACCTCATCATTTTGCGCTCTTTGCTGCATTGCTTTATAACTAGGTAGTCGATTAACCGGAGTATCTGTTTTAGTTTCTTCATCTTGAGCACCATATAAGTGTATGCGTACTAAATCAAAACTGTTCACAAGCATACCGCTTACGGGATCCGTATTATGATGAGAATAGGCAAACTTGTTATTTTCGTATAACACCAATCCACCTGCAGTTGAACCTTCATGATAGGTATAACGGTTAGTAGAATGTTTTTCGTATAAATCAGGAATAAAAGTTTCTATAGCTTCTTCTATCGTATAGGCTCTACAAAATGCACCAACAATTCCCGGCTTTTCTTCTGGGTCGCCTTGCTTATCTGCTAATCTTTTAGTCTTACTCTCTTCCCTTGAAGACGTTGGCCATTCTAATGTGTCAGTCCAATCAACATATTCATTTAATATTTTATCTGGGTCTAACAAAGGTAAATCTTCATAGGTAAAGAAAAATTCCGCATCGTTACTAGTTGAAGGCCAATACATTAACCTATGTGGTTGATAAGTTGTATCATCGAAGTAATCCATGCCAACGATATCTGCGACTTTACGCCCAATAGCTTCATACTCATCTGCATTTACATTTCGTTTTAAAGGAATCACTAAACGCAGTCTTGGACTTATCTCTCTATGCTTATGTGTTGAATATAAACAATATGCAAAATCATAAAACATAGATAATATGTCAGTCATATCTTGGGCTGCATAATCGATATCAAGTGTTAGCATTGAACGATTCATGACTTGACCAGCACGCCGTTTGCCTTCTTTTAAATATCCACCGACAAATCCGCCAACATCTTTTATATCGGCTTGTTCAGACTTAGACATTTTATTGTACTCAGTTAAATCTTCTTTAGTTCTAACTGTTTGTGCTAGCTTCTGCATAAAGTCAGACCAAGCCATATTGTGATTAGTCCAATGTGTAGATAAACGGCTAGCAGCATAAGAATATGAGACATCACGATCATATTTAATTGTTTCTATTTGAGTGACTTTGTCTAACATGTTCGGCTCCTTTCATTATTTTAGATAGAGCAGAGAAGCCAACGCCTCTCTTTAGCTTTTGAATCTTTTTCTAATTCGTTCAACTTCATTTTCATAATCTTCTAAACCTTCAACACCATTATTTTTTACTAACTGCTTGAAAAGATAAGCATTCATATACTCCAATGCTTCTATGGTTTTCATCTTATGAGAAATGCTACTTAACAAGATCAATAAAAATATAGATAAAACAATTGAAATGACAATCCACATATTTACAACACCTCCAGTGCTATTGCTACACACATTAATATAATTAATTCAAAAATGATAATAGCTATTACCATGAAACTTCAGCTCTGATTTTTTCAAAGTCACTTGGCGCCTCTACATCATCATTAGCCGTCATCATAATATATACTTGCTCAGTTACATACTTACCTAGCTCATACATCGCTAGTAAGAATAATAGTCTCAAAATTTCTTTAACCACCACTAAACACCCCATGTTAATTTATCGATAATTTGTATAGCTTGTTTTAATGCGTCTCTTTTTTCTTCGATATCTCTATTATCGCCATCTTCATCAGCTGACATTAACTCACTGTCATATTCATATAATAGTTCTGATATTTCATTACTAGCTACTACTAATAAGTTTTCATCTACATCAATCGTTACCGTTTTCTTTGGCATCTCCATCTCTCCTTATCTTAACTTGTGCCTCGTATTTGCGCTCAGCTTCTTCTTTACTCTCTGCCTCAATAACTGTAAACGTCTGATTATCTCTAGCCACAGTAATATGTTCATGTGGTCGTCCTGTTGAATCTTTGAATGTTGTGACTAAGTATTGCGTCACTTCCCCAAAACCTCCTTAACTCGATCTAAGATGTCTTTACACTCCGCTACTTCCGAAGCCTTTTGCTCCACGTTCTGAAACACTTTCGAATTCCTCCACTTGCTTTAGTTCCGGTGTCCATATAGGCACGATAACCAATTGAGCTAGTTTATCGCCTTTGTTGATTTGGTAAACTCTTCTTATGCCTCTTCCATCTTGTACATAGTTACCTTTTATATCTAAAATGCTTATTAATCCATCTTCTAATTCAGCGTCTATATCATCCTATAAAAAGGGTATTCCATCACGTTCTTCATCATTCTTGATATTAATCCCTAAATTGCCATGATATCCCGCGTCTATCTTGCCTGTTTCAATCACTAAATACGTTTTACTACTTACACCACTACGACTAGTTAATAGTCCGACATAGCCCTCTGGTATACTCACAGCTACATCTGTTTTGATCACTGCTTTTTCTTGTGGTTCGAGTACGACAGTTTCAGCTGAGAATATGTCATAACCTGCATCCGTCTTATGATTTCGTTCGGGCATTCTAGCATTTTTTGATAATAGTTTTACTTGTAATGTGTTAGTCATTTTCCTATTCCTCCTCATATTTATAGACAACTTGACCTGCCATAATCCCTACTGCTTCATCAAGTTCAATACCTTCTTTAACTGAATGTTGAATAGCATTTG